ATTCTAATAACTGAAAGAACCTGTCCCGATGTTAATGGTTCCGGTTCACTTCCAACCGCTGCGCTTGTAAACGTATCTTCAGTAGCACACAATAATTTCAATCGCCTAGGCATTGCATTAATAACCTCAGATGCGCCGTCAGTCAAGAATTGGGTCAGTTCAGTTTGAGTAGGTGCGCTACTGCCATCTATAGATAGACTTGTAAGTCCTTCTACTTGCTCTTCAAACGTTGCCACGGACTTCACCTCCTCTTGATTCTATGTCTTCTCCCATAGTCGTTACCTGAAAATCAATCTGGTCTTTCCTAATAGCTGTAGCAAACCCCGCCTCTCTTATTATGACAGCAGGAGCATACAAAGGCTCATTGGCCCTCTTACCGCAAACGCGGCAATAGAACCAGCCCTCTGAGTTGTCTTTACTACAATGCTGACAGGACATTAAGCCCCACCAACCACCATAGTTAGTATTCTGTCACCATTTAACTGGGTATGCGTAATAGATAGAACTTTATTATTAGTTGAATCTAAAGTGTCAATATAATCTTTGACATCTCTTGCCATTGTTCCTGCATCTCCAGTTTCAATACCGGGGTTACCCGGATGAATGAATACTTGTACTTTTACATTACTATATACAGCCATGTTGTCTCCAATTTTTTAAATTCTTAGGATATTCGGGGGCTAACTTTTATTGAAAGCCCCCACAGAATCCAAATCTGTTTACCCTTATTTATTCGGGTTATGAAGTAGTAACAGCGTTATCAATACCAGATAAACACTCTACAACCCACTCGTCTCCAGCAGCCATCATATCAATATAATCGCCCTTTTGAGCACTCGTTCCAATTACAATATTGGAAATTTGAGTACCTACGGTTGAGTTAGAAGCATTACCTCCAGCATCTTTCATTACCATACTAACAATGGCACTACCGGCTGCTATTGTAATAGCACCAGTTGGCGTTTCTTCACTAACTACGAATTTATAGTATACCCCATCTTCTAAGGAAGTTGGGAGCGTGACAGAATAGGCTCCGCCAGCGGAATCAAGCATAAATACTTTTCCACTATCGTCGTTTGTTAATGTTCTAGCTACGGTAACGTTTTCAACTTTTTTCTTTACTCCAGCGGATACGCCACTATTTTGTTCTAAAAAAGCACTTCTCATTATTCATACCTCCTATTAATTAGACTCAAAGTTAAATAGAGCATGAGCTTCAGGAAGAGAAACTTCAAGACCTGCTTCGGTAAGAACCATGTCTTTGCGTAAATCTTCATCTGCTGACTGTACATTCGTTTGAATGTGCGTGTCTCTATTTACCCCATTGCCGATAAGAGGACGATAAGCTACATTATCAAGGTCAACTAAACACATATATGGCGATGCAAAGCCTCTGAATAGAGGTTCTTTTACTAACGTCAAATCACCGTGAATGGTTTCAACCTTCATNACTTTATGCCCATAAGAACCACTCGCTTGCGACATCATTGGATTCGCAGCAGAGTAAGCGCTTGATAGGAAAGTAGACGAGCTTGCCATCTTGTTAAAGAATGAAATAACAGGAAGTGAACAAAGCGCAAGCTTTGATGAACTACCACCACGAGCCGGGTCAAAAATCACTTCAAGGTCTTTAAGGATAACATCGTAAGTTGTTTCAGCATCTGTACGAGTAGTAAAGTAACCTTTGTCTTCAGTGTATGATACCTGAGCTGATGCTCCGGTAATCTGAGACTGTGAGTTTTTGATAATGTGACCAACAATACCATCGGTATAGTTGATACCATTTTGACTTGCGGAGTGACCAAAAAGCATTGCTCTTTCGATATCCACTTTGTGTTCGCGAAGTTTCAGATTCCAAATTCTGTCCCACTCACTAGCATAGCCGCGGTAAACCGTAGCCCTTGCAGTATTAGTAAGTTCACAGGCTGTCTTAAATATTTGACAATACCCATTACCATTATCTAATTCACGAGACCAAGAATCTGGGGAACCTGAACCCTCTTCAAATGCACTTCCAATGACTGTACACTTTTCACCATCAACAACAGCAGTAGTACTGCCAGTTGCTGCGGAAATTGTACGACCAGTAAAGGTGGTTTCTGTGCTTCCAGCGACAGGAGCAGACTCAACCCGAACAATAGCTGTCTCGGGTTCATTCGTGCTCGCATTTTTTTCGCCAACTGCAAATACCATGCCTTTAATAATCCAATCAGGAGCCGCACCTGCACCGTCATCAACGGTGTAAGTTAACGTGCTGCCTGCGGCTGGAACAGTATGAGATGCATCAAGTGCAAAACTTCTATCCGCCATTTGGATTTTATTCCGGTCTTTTAACCATCGGAACTGCGGGTCGTCCGTTGGAACTTTAGCAACCTTAGATAGGTAAACGAAAAATGGAGATTCATCAGGAGCTAAATCAGCGATTCTATCACTGAAATTATATAGTCTTCTTGATGGTACTACACTATCAATTACCGCACCGGGGTCACCAAACTTCAACGGGCCGGGATTATTATATGTTGCCATATTATATATCCTTCCTCAGTTTATTGTTTAAAGTATGCTATTACGACTACCAGCGTTTACAATGTTATCCCACACCTTATTTTCTTCAGATTTGGGGGAACTTGGAGAACCTCCTTGGAGGACTCCAGCTGTACGCGGCTGGTTTTGAGCGGCTCTCACCGCTTCTGCCGTTTCAGGGGCGTTACCTTTTTTATTAACNTCCCTATATAGCTTTACCAGATTCGATAAGCCAACCTGNTCTTTNGGCTGCGTAACAAAACCCATAAACTCTTGAACATCATTGTCCGAAAACTTATATGTGTTGCGTAACTCATTCACAGTATTGTTGTATGTTATCTCCTCTGTCATTTGTCGTTTCTGCTCACCCAACGCATTATTCACCACATTATTCATCAGCTGAACATCTTGGTTCATTCTGAATTTAAATGATGGTGATTCTGAATTATAGTAAGCATCCCAAGGGTTAAAATCCTCAGCAGGTAAACCTTGCTGAGCTTCTTGCTGCGGCTGTTGCTGTGGTTGTCCATTTATGTTTTTCTGTAAGACTTCAACGAGGTCAGGTCTTGATTCTAATAAATCCCCCAGAGGTTCTAGCTTTCTAAGCTTGTCGTTTTCTGCTTGGGTTCTATCGTACATTGACTGAAACTTGCGGGCTTCGACTTCCCACTCATTCTCTGGAATCACTTCCTGTTGTACCTCAACTTCTGGAGCTGAAAAATCAACCGTCTCTTGCGATTCGGAAGACTCTGTATGTTCTCCATCCACTTCTGCTCTTACTTCTCCAACTATATCTGGGCCACCGTCAACTAAACCATCAGCTACGGGTAGGGCCTCTGTCTGTGTATTGTCCATTTTGTCTCCTTTAGATGTCTCTAAGCTTCTGGAGCTGAACTAGCATCTGCTCTAACATTTGCTAATTTCTCCGCTTCGAGCTTCACCTTTGTTTGTAGATTATTTAACTGAACTCTTCTGTCAGCTTTGGCGTCTGATGCAACATCTGCGAGTCGAGATTTAAATTTCTCAACCTCAACCCGTTTTCTATCGTGCACAGACTCCCTTTGGGCAGTCTGGAGGTCTCCCTCCAAATTCTTTATTTTCTCATCCATAGCCTGAACCTGCTGCATGAGTTGATTCTTCTCATCGGTTCGGCGTAGGATAGCTTCTTTATCAAATATTTCTGGATTCTTTTTCAACACTTCTACTTTATCTACAATACCCATCTGGTAAGCCTCCATGTAAACACCAAGCTCTGCCCACTTATTGGTCGGCAATGTAGAACCCGGCTCAATGCGTACATCGTGTTGTCCTAAATTATGTCGTTCTTTTTTAATATCTAAGATGGCGCCTGTCTTGTCATCGTAATAATTAACCATAGCTTCGGTCATATCATTATTGGCGCTATTTAAACGGAACATCTTCTTATAAGTATAATGACCTTTAGCTAAATTATATAACACCTGTCCAAGTCTATTGATACTAAATTCAATATCTCTTAGTTTAGACTTAGGTCTTTCACTACCAAGAGCAATCATTCTCTCGGTACCCTTTACTGTCTCTGGCGCCTTATCTGCAAAGCCGTGCATCATCTCCGGTAAACCAAAAGTAAAGTCAATATAAAACTCACACTGCTGAATTAGCTTATAGAACTCTCCAGCTAATGGCTGCGGGGCTGGGAAATGTGGCTCTCCCTGTGTAGAATCTATTTCTATAACCGCATTGGGGTTAGCCCAGTCTCTTTCTAACTGTCCTATATCTTCCACACTGCCTAAAGGCACCAATAGTTTTAATCCACCCGAGGCTTGAGCGTGGGAAAGAGCCAGCGACCAAAGCTTATTAAGTAAGCGCTGCATTGGTCTGGCGCGAGACACATCTGATTTTGGATAGGGTGTCTCTGTAAAAATATTTGGAAGCGGAACAATTGGATATTGGTCGGTATTTAATACTGATTCATATAAAACAATTTGACCAATAGAAGCACATACTTTAACCCGTGTTTGTTTAACCGGTATAACCTCATACTGATTTGCCTCTACCTGCTCCTTGTTATTCTCTATAAATTCTTGATACTCCTCGTCGATAAATATAACTTCTTCGCCAGTCTGCATATCAATAACACGGTAAAAATCAACCTTAATTTTATAGAACCTCTCTAAGATTTGATATTTCTGTCTTTCAAAATAATCTAAATCCTGAGCTTCTGCTGGGGTGAAGACCTTCTTACTGTTGTTATTCATTGCACCGGGATAATCTTCTTCCATATAGGTCTCAAGGTCTTGTATGATACCCGTTTCTTTTTCGCCCGTTTCTGGATTCTCCTGTTCGCCTAATTCTGGGTAGAGGCTGACGACCTGTTCACCGGTGAGGATTGTAGAGAGGATAACACCTTCAGCATCATCGAACCACCTATTTCGAGTATTCGGAGAGACATATACCCTGAATGGGTTTATATAAGTGAACTTGACATCGCCTCTACCGAAGTCTGATTCCGGGTCTATATAGGTATACAAATAACCCATACCGGTAGTAGCATAATCGTGAATTGCCTGTTTTAACTGCCAGTCTCCATTGGAGTTACCCCAAATATATCCCATAATGGTTCTCCATACAGAGGCCACCTTTACATCGGAGTCTTCTCTGGGCGTCATAGTAAACGCAGGTGCTCTGGAAGTTAATACTGCTTTAAATTTTTCAATAGCTGGGCCAATCCTATCCATAGGAACGTCAGCTTGATTGCGGGATTGTAGCTCATCTACCTCTTCACTGGTAAAATGATTGCCATGGTAAAAGTCAATGTCATATCTGGCTTCCGTATCCCACTCAGAACGGGCATTACGCCAGCGACGGTATAAATCTTGGTTGTATTCAGCTCTTTTGTCTTTTTCTAATACCACTATAAAGGCTCTTTAGTTAATCGTTGTACTAAGGCTCTGTCAATTAATCCTGAAACTTGTGAATTTAACATTTGAGGTGGTATTTGCCTTTCTTGTAATAAACTATTCTGTCTTTTAGAAAGGGGTGTCTCCACGCCAAAAGAAGATAAATA